CTTGAAAATCCTGGTATCCCGTGAAGCCAGGTATTAGAGGTTCGTTTTGATTATTGTGAGATCGTCCTCACGGCCGCGGGCTTTGGTTACGATCTTCCTTTGTGCTCAATAAAGTCGGCACAGTCTCAGGAAAATCGATTGCCCATAAGCGGCTAGGGTAGTTTAGCTCATGGGTACACACATCCATAACATAGTTCCTGGAATAGTGATGCCACGAGCTTGGCCAATTCAGCCAAGTTATGTCTAGAGGGGTGAGCATATCATGGTTCTCAAGGTATGCTTCTGTCCGCAACTGTTGGTCAATAGTGATGCCAAAGACGCGTTCCATTAACTGCCTAGTTGATAGTGGTATTATTTTCGGCACGATCCGGTTGAGGCAGCGCAAGATCTGCGCTAGCCACTCCCGTTCATACTCACTAGCACTCTTCATGGCACGCTTGATCGCGTACTCATTGGACACATGTCCAAGGCGTTTTATGGTTTCGAAGGCGAGCGTCTGTAGAATGGGACATCCAGGATACTGGTATGCCAAGCTGAGAGCCTTACTCTTCAGCAACTGATTCTTCAGATTGCGACCTGCTCTAGAATACTTACCTTCTGTCCAACCAAAACCCGCCATCATCTTGAGGGGGTCCGTTATATTGATCAGATCATTTCGGTCAAAAATCATACCACAAAAAGACGCATCTTCCAAATTTTCGTGGACGTCAAGTTTGATTGTGAGACCTAGGCGAGCAAAATCTTCGGGTGTAGGAGTAGGCCCGTTCATTACGGCTAGACCATCATCGCCTTCGATGACGGCGGCCACGTCAGTGGCGCCCACACTCTTACATACGTAGAGAAGGAACATGAGATTTGCAAAACTGTTCCCTAGTGATGTGCACATTTCCCCGGACATTCTTGTCGCGGGGAGCTTTACTGTGATATTCTTGAACACACACACATTTTCTCCGGTGAGGACTTCGTGGATGATATCATACCACGCCTGTCCCCCAGGCATATCCTTAGTCATGTACGCATAGAGCTGCATTTCACCAGCCTCTAGGATCTGGGCGGTAAAAAGGGCCTCAAACGAAGTGTAGTCTGTCGCTACATACTTAGCCGCTTCACGGTATAGTTTGTTCATTATGTATTTTGGCCTATCATTGACAGGGATTTTCTTGATAAACTCATCACGAGAAAAGAGGGCTTTCTCAATGAGCTTAAAGATTGGTCCAGAAAGAACCTTGAAATCATCAGACCTTGCATTGATAGCGCGGGGATATTTGTAATCTGTGTAGGTTTCGTCCTTAATGAATGATTTGCAGTGGAAGTCACGCTTCTCTGAGCCAATCACTCTTTTTGACAATTTTTCCTGCACTTGCCGCAGCTGGGTCTTTCTGGCCTCAGTGTAGTTCGTTGAGCTTAACCAGGTCTCAAACGAACAGTCACTATCGGTGCTTAAGGGTGTCATGTTTTCTTCCAACCATGTTTTCACGAACGCCCTATAGCCCTCGAGGAACTCTGCCTCTGGGGATGGAGGAGCGCTTCCAAAGCGCTTTTCCACCCCCGCCTTAATAGATAGTGGATCATCCATATCTGGGTGTGGTTTTGCCACATCCGTCACAATGGGTCCAAGCGAAGTCTGAACTACCCTCCTTAACAGGGGTTCATATCTACCTTGATTTATAGGTCCAAAGTAGAGGCCATCCTTGCTCGGTCCCCGGACTGCGAGATCCACCTCACCCACCTTATACCCGTAGGCATAGGTACCGGTGATTATTGGGCGGGGGCGGAATGAAAAGGGAGCATTTCTTGCTCCCTCATCATGTCTCGATAGTATGCATAAGCTAATTTCTGAGTGTTCTGCACAATGTAAACCCTGTGCACTGGGCTCAGCTTATTTAGAGCTATAGTATGGAGATTTGAGGTCGAGGTCACTATATTCGCCGCAACCACCGACGGATCGTCGATGAATGAAAGATTCCGGGGATTTAGTGCCTGGGCCAGCAACTCTACTGACACGCGGATTGGTGTTTGCCTGGGGCGCCGTCGCCACCAAGCCCAATTGGCCTGCGGTTGATATTGGTGATGGATACAGATCCGGTTGTAGATCTCATACATGGTATCCTCACAAGCGATGTAGATGTCACCCAGAAGCGGGAAACTGGCAATGGAATCGAGTGCTCTCGTCCACTGGTTTTCATGTGTCGCTGAATAGTAGTAGGTTGCGTATAATGGGCGCCGGTGCTTTATTTCTTTTAAAGCCTGAGCATCCGGTCGCATGTCCCCACGAGTCTGTAATTTCCCATTGATGTCGATGAAAGACTCGATTTTATCTTGATTATCGAGTGATCCGGGCATGAATGAATAATTATGTTTTATTTCTCCCTTCTGTAAATAGAACCAGCCGGCTAACAATCCAGTGAGCAGGCAAGCCCCAAACAGAAACCTTTCTGGGTGTGGGATTGAAATTTTAGTGGGGATGACATTTAGTACCTGGCGCGCGGTCCATGTGATAGCGCGTCCCACCCACGCGAAAGGCGCGAAGGCGAGATATTTTGGAACTAATTGGTCGAAATTGTAGGCTACGCGGTCGACTAAATCGCCGCGCGGATAGAGGGCATCAACAGCAAAACCACAGATTTTATCTAATTGTGTTGGTGGTTTGCCATAGACGAGCGTCAGGTTGTGTGCCTTCGCGGCATATTTACCTGCTAGCTCTGCGAATCCCAATAGGCTAGGCATGTGTATGTCTTTCGGCAACTCCGAGAAAAGTTTTGAAGCTAATCCCAGAGCGCCAGACGCGCAGCCCAGCCACTTCCACGTGTTGCCACGTGAGGTGGGTTCGTAAAAGAAGATATCCTTGGAAGGGAAACCCTCAGTGGTTCCGCTGAGCAGATAGTCGTGAGGCGCGGGAGTATTACCACTCTTATCCATCATGTGCATATCATCGGTATCAACCCGACGTACGTACCTCTGGTCCTCGTCCTCCTCAACTGTCGGCTCACGTTTTGAACCCGTAGCGCTATGTTGATGTATTGATGAGTCTGCGTCCTGGGATGAGTCATCTGATTGGGAGTCGTCTTCAGACATCTCCCTCTCAGCATCCTTCTGTCC